CGGACAGCAGTTTTAGGGTCTTCAAAGAAATCAACTTCAGGGCTTTCTTCGACCTTCGGTTGTTTGAGTTGTTGCTTGATAAGATCATCTGCCAGCCGTCGCAGTTCAGCCACTTCTTGTCCTTGACGACCAATAGCTTTTTCGGCCTCTTGGTGCATCTTAGCAATCTCTTTAGGACTCTTACCCCGATACTTCGGAGGAATATCATCATCCTCTTGCTGTTCTACAATTTGTTGACGAGGTTCTTCAACTTGTTCGTCGTCCAGCGAAGCATACACTTCATCATCTTGCAATTCATTACCGTTAGTCATAACTTTCTCCTGGCAGACTCATTCTGCTTATAGGACATTAAACGCCAGACGGAGGGCCATTTTGTTCCCTACGCTTATTGGCGACCCTGCTAGCCTCTCGGTGAACATTGTTCCACTTGGCATAGGCACCAGGGAAGTCCCCAGTAATTCCTTCCAAGCTACAACGTACCGCTGACACAATGCGATGGGCTAAGACACCGCAGACAACACATTCAACCTCTCGTACACTATCTTCGACAAGACGTTCAGAAATGTGGTTGTTGTCACATACAAACTCAAATATCCTCTTGGGCATCCATCAACTCCTTGTAAGCATCTTTATGAAGTCTCTCAAAACTCAGCCAGTAGTCTAGTTCTGCTACTCGACCCTTCTTTGTGTAGAACTCCACTTCATCCTTACAGTTAGCAATGTCGCCTAGAGGTTCTCTAATCTCCTCTACCTTTTCCATGATGAGTTTCCATCCGGGAGTAGAGAAGGTATCAATCAATGTTTCAAAATATGTGATAAGGTTTTGCTTGTCCATTTAGGGGCATCCTTTGTTCGTGATTCATGAATTTAGAATAAGAGCAGGCTTTTAGAATAAAAGCATTGCTGCTACTTCTTCTTCGTTTCGTTGTTTAACCTTAGCCTTCTTAATCTCTTGCGCTGCCTCAAAAGCCTTCTGATATTGCTCTTGTTGTGCTTTGTCGTAAAGATTTCTAACTACGGTTAGTTGTTCTCTCAGTAGCTTGAGAAGCTCATCAAGGTTGGTGTCGTCTTGAACAACATCCAACAAGGCTTCTTTAAGCTCTGCATCGTTTTCGTCTTGGTAGAGATACCAAAGCTCTTTCTTTAGGGCTTCTAAGCGGTTCTGACGTAGCTGCCACGGAGACAACCCACGACCCCCTTGCTTGATAGTGCTTGTGTCTCCACTGTATTGCATATTAGCAATAGCACCAGAGATAACATAACTACCCGGGTCAACCAATAGAACCTTGTTAGGGGAAGCTACTTCAAGAGAAGCATCAAACCCTGTGATCGTATAGCTGCTAGGCGTAGCGCTTAGAACACTGCTATAGAGCAGGTTACCGTTACTACCAGTGAGCGTATAACTCCCTGGGGTTGATTCCAGCAAGAAGCTAGAAGCTGCTGTGTAGATTAGGTTAGCAGTGAAGCCAGTGAGCGAATAGGCACCCGGGGAAGTGTCTACATACCTTGTAGCTACTAGGTTAGCACTACTCCCTGTCAGCACGTAACTTTCAGGGGTAGTGGTTAAGACGTAACTGGTAGGGCCGCCTCCTGCTGCTAAGTTGTTATGTAGTACAAGAAGCATACCCTACCTTTATGCGTAAAACAGGTCGAAGATCACCGCCCCCGCCGTTGTTGCTGTAGCATCAGTATCCGCTGAGCCTGTGACAATGGTGCGACCGATGCCCGCGCTGAAAGCAATGCCGGGCAGCGTTGGCGGGCAGTTGTTGACACCGTTTGGTGGGATGGCAATGGTCATGAACACGCCCGCGCCTGCCGTTGGAGCCGTTGCGCTGTTGTGCAGCTTGACGTACTGAAACACGCCCGTGGTGTTGCTGGATGCCCAGCCAAGCACGCGCCCCGCCGCGTTCTTAATGTTGGCTGCGTTGGTGGTGGCTGCACTTACCAAGTGACTGGTAGTGGCTGCGCCAGTAGCGTTGGCTCTAACCTGCAAGCCAACGTCACCAACTAGGGCAGTACCAGCCACCAAAGCAGCGTTAGTGCCGATGGTGACAGAGCCCACAATAGGAACGCCAGCAACAGGGCCTACAGGCCACTCATAACCCATCACAACAATAGTTGTCGTACCCGCAGTCGTTGCAGTGGTGAGACGCAACCGGAAGTATCGAGCAGCAACCTGCGTCGTAGAAAGACTAGCAGCAGTAATTAGCTGCGTGTTAGTTGCGGTAGCAGCCGTTGATGTAGCAGCGGTAACCCAAGTGGTGCCGTCATTGCTCCATTGAGGGGTAATCTGACCAGTCGTCCCGATAGAGACAACCTGTACTGACAATCCTCGGAAGTTACGGCAATCAATCTCAAGCAACGTGGTGTTGATCGCAATCACACCTGCTTGGCTGAAGTTGAACGTGGTCATTGGCGGCTGAGCAGCAACGATCTTCTCTGCCTCGCTCATCACACCCACTTCGAGCTTGTTGTGATTCTTACCAGTGATGTAATCAACAATGACGTTGGTGTTGCTACCAGCAGTGCCAGTGTTCTCAATCAACACCCCAGAACCAAGGATGTCAAACTGACTAGGCATCGATCGGGTGTGTTCAGCAACCAACACACCAGCAACGTAGAAACGAACACTCTCAGTGAGCATCTCTACGCGGTAATCAACCAGCGATGCCGTGGTCAGACCGTTAGGCAGCGTGATCGTAGTGGTTTCAATTTCACCACCAGCAGGAGCAGCCGTAGGGTTACGAGCGCTCTCACAAATAAGCACCGTGTTGGTCGTGCCTTCAGCTTTGAAGCGAGCATACCAGCGAGCCGTTGCAGCAAACTCCACCAAACCGAAGCGAGTACTTTGGTTGGCAATACGCTGACTGATGGACAAACGAGTACGCCACACCAAAGGTGCGTAGTCAAGCTGACGACCAACAACAGCACGTGCACCTGAAGTAGTGCCACTAGCCAACGTACATTGACCAGAAGCAACAGCAACCGTACCACCAGAAGCCGTAGTGGGCTGTACCAACGAACGAGAAGCAGCACCAGAAGCACCACCAGGATACGCAGTCACCAACGTCAATTGCGTAGGTGAATCAATCGAAGCAATCTGCGTCCAGTTTGCTTCACCGTCAGCATCCAGCTTGAAGTAGTCTTTGAAGTGAACATCAGTGGTGTTGAAGTTCGTACCAGTGACCGTAGCACCACTAACCGTGACAGAACCCAAAGCAACTGCCAAGCTGGTGTTGGCAAAGTTAACTCGGAAAGTACCTTCATCGGTCAGGACAGCGCCACGAACACTTAGAGCCCCGCCTTCGTCAATACCGGCACTACGCTGGTCAGCAGAGCTAGGAGCCCCATAGGAGGGCCAATAAGGCACTGGGTCAGCGACAGGGTAGGCAGGAAGGCCATTGATGTCAGAAACATCCCCAGCGTTCACGCCATCGGCACCATGCACCAACTTAACCCGCTGGAACTTGACACCGCTAATGTCGTCAGAAGCGATTACATCCCCAAGAGTACCGGGGTTAAGAGTAGTGTTGTCTGCCATCTATTACACCAAAGTAAACATCGTACCGGGACTGGCACTGTTAAACTGAATCGTTAGGGTTTCACCTGAAGCAAGCGTCAACCCGCTGCCATAATCCAACCAAGCAACAGCAGCATCCGCAGGAGAGGTAGCAGTGTCGTTATAAACTACAGCGTATCGGAAAGGCCCAATACCGCCCGCAGTCGCTGTAAACACCACTTGAGTACCCTGCACTGTCGTAGTACCTGTACTCTCGCTAATACTGATCGTAGTGGCGTTACCCCCAGCCGTGTAGCCGTTTGCAGCAGCAGGGGCAGGGTGATCCGTTACGTTCCACGTCGTTTGAGAGGCTGTAGGAGCCGTATTGGTCAACGCAACCTTGAAAGTGTGAGCATCAAAGTCGTGAACACCACGAATAAGCTGCTCGCTAAAGTCGTTGAACTTATTCCATGCACTAGTAGGCATTTATTCCTCCAAATCAGGCTCAGAGCCGATGATATTACCGTCAGCGTCCCTGACAACCTTCTTTTTAGCCTTCAGCAGCTTCTTAATCTCTTGGTTATCAGCCATCATCATCTGAAGGGCCTCTGCCATCGAGTCTTTGCTACTCTTTTGTTGCTCTTGGTTGAGTTTTGCAAGGGTCTGGAGCAACACAATGTCTTTATTGCTGTCCTGATCCTTCTCTTTCAAGGCAACTTCAGCCAATTTAAGACGATTCTCAAAGTTACGCTGTTGTTCGTCTTGCTGACCCAGATTTTTAGTCATTGCAGCGATGATATTGGCTTCAGCCTCACGGACAACCGTCTTAGCTTCCTCCATCGTCTTCAGTGCATCAGCAGTGGTGTTCTTAATCTGAGCTTCAACAAGGTCTGCATCCGCCTTCATCTTGCGAATACCTTCCATTTGCTGCATTTGCTGCATCTGTTGTTGCTCAGGATTAGGTTGCATCATCTCTGCAAGCTGCGCTGCCACTTCCTCTTTGTCCGAAATAGACGAAGTTTTGACGATTTTGGTCATCAAGATAGGAACAATGGGTGATTGAGGCCCCAAAGTGGACAACATACGCAACAAAGCAGTCTGTTCATACTCACGAGCAATCAATCCCATCCCAGACAAAGGGACAAAATTGACATCCATTGCAGGGTAGCGCTCAGGATCAAACTGCATCTTACGGAAGAGGGTCTTGCGAAGGGCAGGAACCAAGAAATCTTCGTTGAAGTTCGTCAGCGTTCGCTTGTATTTCTTGATGACACTGGCTGCTGCCATGTCCAAGCCGCCATTAGGGTTGTCACGCGTCGTGGCGGTAGGGGCACCAGCACTGTCAGTAGTACCAGTAGCCATAAGGAGCATACGCTCCATTTCACGCGCAGTAGCCAAGTTGTCATTCTGCGTCATCCCAAACTGAAGAGGTTGAAGAATCTCAGCAGGGTTGCCGTTGGTGAGGATACTAGCACCAGGGTAGACCTTGAACTTCTGTCCACGAGGCATCCGGGTAGCATCCATAGCCATCATAGGAACGGCTGTGAGGGCCAGAGAATCGAAATGCAAGCGGAGTTGACCGTCAATAGCCAACTGCATGTTGTAAGCCTTCTCAGCAGTACCACGACCCCAGAAGCGTCCCGGCACAGTTTCATCTTGGAAAGCAACAACAGGACGATCTTCCATCATGTATGGATTACGTTCTGCCTTCAACAACACACTGCCATTGGCAATGACAACAATTGCTTCAACCAACTCTTCGTACACAGGTTCGTCAGGAGTGTCATCAAACAACTTCTCCACTTCTTCATCACTGCCTTCCAGCAGCGACAAAGGAACCTTACCGTAGTAGGTCAACAGCTTTGCAGTGTCATCACGGAATTGAATGTCTTCAATCGTGGGTTGAAGTTCATCTTCGATGGTTTCAGACGAAACATCAACAGCATCGTCATAAATCCCTTGTTCTTGTCCTTGCTTGATCTTGTGCAACGACACAGGCTTTTCAATGGCACAACCAAGAGCATCTTCAATCGTGGTGGCGTTGGGATCAATGATGAAGTTACGAGGATGAACAGGAATCCAAGGAACACAAACCCGTTCACCTTCTTCAACACCCACCATAGCCCTACCAGTACCCTGAATGTCTTGTTGAGCAGGTTTGAGATACTTCTCTTTTTTAACCTGAATCTCAACAATACCTGTACCGTAGATTTCAGCCAACAACGTGGACTGATCTACAGCTTTGCGGTACTTGTCATACTTAGCATCTTGCTTGAGGTTGTTCTTGGCTTGTTCAACCAATAGAGCAGTGTCCTGACCACCCTTACCTTCTTCGATGTCAAACCACTCAGCATTACCGAAGATGGCTTCAACAATCTCACTGTGACGGGTTTCAATGGCTTGCTGCATAGCAGGGCTAATGAGCTTGCTACGCTCCGTTTCACGGACACGCTCACTACCGTCCCAAATGCCGCGATAGAGGCGCTCATACGAGTCCCAGAGGTCTTCCCAGTTCTGGTCACGATGCTCTCGCCAGCGGTCACAGTGGTCAGTGATCCACGTTACAAGTTGCTGTTTATCCATTTACATTCCTGTAGAGTTATCGCCCTAGTGGGCTAGTAACCCACCACAGCATTCATTGGTTCAAAATCATCTTCATCAGCTTCTTGGAAATAGTTGCTGACTGCAATCTGATCGATGTACGAAAGAGCATCTACTTGGTCATCATGGATACCAGCAGTAGGGAACATCGTAAGTTGTTCAACAAACTCAGACCAATCCTCATCCTCGTTAAGAGTGATCTTACCGTGTTCAAAACGACCTTGAAGACTCCAAGCAATGCGGTCTTGCTTCTTCTTGTTACCGTGAGTCAAGTCACTGATATGAGCATAGGTACCATACTGCCTCATAAGATCGTGTAGATAGGGCGCTACTGCGTTTTTAAGAGCACCTTTCTCAATACCCACAGCAATGGGTTGATGATCCTGTATAGCCCTTAGAATCTTACCAGCAGTGGCTTTGATGTCCCAACGACCATGAATGATCTTCTTCACCCACCATTCACCAGTGTCTGTTTGCTTAACAATGGCAATGGCTGATTCATCTAGCTTTGCCTTGATGGCTGAAGTGTTCGTCTTACCCACTTCTTCAAATCCAGCCAAGTCAATGGCAATGAGGTATTCACCA